TTGCTGAGTTTTGGATCGCTTGAAGATGTTTCCCTGGCTGATGCCAGAAAACGCCGTAGCGAGTACAGGACGTTAATCAGTGCCGGAACTGACCCGCAGGACCACGAGAGGCAAAAAAGAGAGACAGAGGCCCGAAGACAAGGGAACACGTTCGAAAATGTGGCGGCGGCATGGTACCAGGTGAAAATCAGCCAGAATCTGGCCCCCAACACGATTAAAGACATCTGGCGTTCGCTGGAAAAATATGTATTCCCGTTCATCGGCAACACGCCAATAGACACCCTGACCGCTCGCAGGTTCGTTGAGGTGCTTACCCCCATCAAGGAACGTGGCAACCTGGAAACACTAAAGCGGGTTTTGCAGCGAATTAATGAGGTAATGGATTACGCCGCCAACAGTGGGCTGATTGATACCAATCCGGCTATGAATGTGCGTAAGGCGTTCCCCTCCCCTGTAAAAAAACATATGCCAACAATCCGCCCCGAACAGTTGCCGGAGCTTATGCAGGCTTTATCAGTATCGGCAACAGAACGGCAGACCAGATTACTGATTGAATGGCAGTTACTGACTGTAACCCGTCCGGTTGAAGCATCGTCAGCACGCTGGGAAGAAATCGACCTGGACGCGCAACAATGGACGATACCCGCCGGACGCATGAAGATGCGGCGTGATCACGTTATCCCGCTTTGTAGTCAGGCCATGGCGGTACTGGAGGCCATGAAACCAATCAGCCACCACCGCGATTATGTTTTCCCGAGCCTGAAAGACCCACGGCAGCCTATGAACAGCCAGACCGCAAACGCAGCATTGCGGCGGATGGGGTTTGGCGGGATTCTGGTTTCTCACGGTATGCGCGCCATATTCAGCACCGCAGCGAACGAAGAAGGATTTGAGCCGGACGTAATCGAGGCCGCACTAGCCCACGTGGACACCAACGAAGTGAGACGGGCATACAACCGGAGCAACTACATAGAAAAACGCATTGTGCTTATGCGCTGGTGGGGCGAATTTGTCGAGGCGGCGGCAACGGGCGTAACCCTTGCCAGTGGTAAAAGGGGTATTCGGGCCGTGTAGCTGTACAGAAAACCAGTAAAAACTACGAAAACCATGCAAAACCGTCGTATAATTGCACCAAATTTAACGACAAGGCCGCGAAACATGAAACCGTTAAGATGCAAAAAAATATCAGATGCAATTGCGACGGGCTGCAACTGGCCCTGATGGTTCAGCATGAATTTTGGTCAACCTACGATCCGGAGGACAGAACGACAGCCCCATCAAAAAAACAGGTAGTAGATTTTCTGGTATCCCGCGGGGCTTCCAGAAATCTGGCGGTAAGTATTGATAGGGTAGTACGTCCGGCATCCATGAAAACCGGAGGCAGGCCAAGAAAGTGGCGTTAACACTCCCTGAAAGCGGCAGAAATGCCGCTTTTTTTATAATTCCCTTTCAAATCATCAACATAAAAAACGGTTATAACCGTTTAAAAACGGTGGGAACTGTTTTTACCCATATTCGATGATTTACCGTATTTGTCACCGGAATACACCGGATTCACAAGGTAAATCACGATGGAAGCAATCAAAAAAGTCATCTTTCGCCAGGAAGTAAAAAAACTTATCCACATCAAGGCAGACAGCACGCTGCAAAGCATGATCAACGCCGGAGAATTCCCGCAGGGTTTTCGTGTTGGTTTACGCCGTCGGGGATGGTATGAGGATGACGTAATCGCCTGGATGAAAGAACGCGAACAGGAAGCGCGCGTAACGGCTGCTTAACGGGTGTATCTCATATGACGAACACGAAAAAAGCGGCCCCGATATGGAGCCGCCTTTCTGAACAATTAACCCGCTGCGCATTATGTGTCAACAAACATAAGCCAGGGCATGATAGCCGCTATCAGGCTGGTGGGCAATGCTATCAGTCTGTTTCAGTGCGTTTCCATAACTGCGAAGCTCTCTCCTTTGATGAGTATTCTTTAAGGTACTTCTCAAGGGCAAAAGAACACGGCGCGAATCGTTCTGATTCATGCTCTTTCTTTCTGCGTCGTCTTTTTCGTGCAGGTGATGTTTTTTTGGTTGATTCTTCGTTGGTCATTGTGTGCGCCTGTAAAGCAATGCGCCGGAGTTCCTCACACCACGGCGCTGATAGTTTTTATCCTTTGGGTTCTATGCCGCGTTGCTGTAATTCTTTGCGGATTATTCGCTTTATCCAGGCAGCAAGAGAATCATCGCCGTCCTGTTGTTGTGCCTTTTCCATCTTTTCCCGTAAGTCAGGATCTAAACGGAACTGGAACGGAGGATTACCACGCCTTTCGTTTTTGTGTGTTGACACGTTAATTACACCTCATGTAATGTATTTATGTGTAATGACACATTACACACAATCAACACAAAAAGCAAAGCCCCGCACTGTAGGAGCAGTAACGGGGCTTCTAACCAACAACGTAAACTAGGAGCCGTTATGGTTGCCGTAAATCATATACCACACCTTGTACACACACAAACGGCCTTTGTGTGGCGTTTTCTGGCCCTGAGTGCCGGAGAATCTCAAATCATCCACGTAACCGCCTGGACGGAACGCGAAGCGCGTAGCCGTTGCCCGTCAGGTTGTGTTGCTGTATTTGCCGCTCGTATTCGTCAGGGGTCACATCATGCGTAAAAACCGCTTGCAAAAAATTATCACGGGGCTGTATGCTTCACCCGTCGCCCACATGGCGACCGGGTTTGACAGCCTGAATACATCTGGCGGACAGCCGCCCATATCCGATAAGCGGTTTTTTGTGTCCGTAAACCTACCCATACCCGCATTATGGCGGGGCGTAACGGGGGAGCCTTTGCGCTCGCTGGTTTCCAGATGACCAGTCTGTCAACCCTGTTACGTCTCGCCACCATGTTTGACAGCGTAGTAGCGAGACTCCTTAAATTTCATCTGGGAGCCTTTCACATGGCTGTATTCGCACGCCCTTACTTTGTCTGGCGCTTTATGCAGTGCCACCACAGCAGCATTGATATTTACACCGTTACCGCAGCCACTGAACGCGAAGCCCGCGCCAGGTTGCCGCACGCACATCTGATTTTTGTCGCCCGTATTCGTCAGGGGAAAACCTATGCACAATAAAACCACACCGGACGCAGCAGCCGCCGCGCTCACTACGCTGATGCACGCACTTATTGATATTGAATGCACAGCAGGGCTTGCACAAAAGGAAGAACGGGAAGAATACACATTGTTCGCCCTGGAATGTATCCGATACACCGCCACGCGGTCGCTGAATGACGCTAAAAATATTCTTATTGCTGATTGTGAAAATGGGGGGGGTTATGCGTGATGATCGTTTTAATTCCCTGAAACAGGAATTTTCCGGCGTATCTGATGATGCGGCTGATGCGCTTTCTGCAATATCCGAACTGATAAGAGCGGCCTTTTTCTTACTTGGCACGAAAGAAAATAAAACAACGGACGGTAATTAATATGCGTGATATTTACCTCGAAACAATAGACCGCGCATTTCTTGCACTTTCTCACAGTGAAATCATGATGGAAATGTTGCGCATATGGCTTGAAACGCTTGGCGATAATGAACGAGACAAACAAAAATCACGGATTGCCACGGCATTAATAACTCTACTTGAGCCTGTAATAATGGAACTGCAAGAAATAGATCTATTGCACGACAGATATAAAGAACAGCACACCGGAGAATAAAAATAATGAAACTTAAATATTCTGGCTTAACTGCCAGTGGCAACACTCACCCTAAATTTACGCGCGGTGATATTTACCGCGACCAGTACGGCGGCACGGTAATGATTAAGGGCGTGGCGGGACGGTGCGTAACTTACCGCCGTGAAGGTTACGAATATGATTGCGTGATGCCTGTTTATCAGTTCCGGCGTGATTTTTCTCTGGTACAGACCGCGCCGCATAACGTGCCCACCAGCAACGCCAGGGCACGGGCAAACATCCAGAAGCTGAAAACCATGATTAACGGATTCAGGGGTAAAAAATGAAACTGGCACCGAATGTAAAACTGTTACCGAAAGATAAACACACCGAAGCGGTTATTTTTGCGGGTGATAATGCTCACTCATTTGCAGAGCACTACATCATTGCACAGGCCAAAAAAGCAGGCGATCCAGTCCCTCCCGTTTACCTGGGGCGTTATCAGTTAAGCGAACTGGATAACTTGCAGATTGTTGATAAAGGTCGGTTCAGGGCGAAAGTGATACGTGCCGGAAATATTGACGAAGTGCAGTTGTTAACCATCGCCACGAAACTGGCAATCGCAGGAGTCCAGGAAGCGCGCCTGTTTTCTGAAAATTTCGAATTGCTGGAGGAATGGAGCGACCAGCTTCCACGGCTTAGGGAGACATGGGAACGCGGGGAAAGCCTGAGCCACCAGCGAAAAACCACGCTACCGATGAGCGTTGGATCTGCCGGATACGACACGCAATTAGATTACGTGGTAAAGGGGATTATTCCGGCATCGTCGCTATGCAGCATATACGGGGCGAGCGGTTCATATAAGTCGTTCCTTGCTGGTTCGTGGGCGTGTCACGTTTCAACGGGTCGCCACTGGGGAGGCCGCAGGGTTGCACATGGTGCGGTCCTCTATGTGGTTGGTGAAGGCGGTATTGGTGTACCGCGTCGCGTGAGAGCGTGGGAAGTTGTGCACGGTGAGCAGGTGAAAAATCTGTACCTGGTAAACCGTCCCATCTTTCCGGCTGCCCCGTTTGATGTTGATGAAATGGTTATCGCTGCCCGTCAGGTGGAGCGGGAAACGGGTAAACCTGTACGCATGATTATTCTGGATACGCTGGCGCGTTGCTTTGGTGGTAATGATGAAAATGATTCCCGTGATATGGGGGCGTTTATCCGTGGTTGTGACGAACTGAAACGGCGCACAGGGGCCACGGTGCTGGTGGTTCACCATTCCGGCAAGGATGAAACAAAGGGGGCGCGTGGTTCCAGTGCATTTCGTGCATCACTGGACGCTGAATACCGGATACGCAGGGAGGACGCAGGCAGCGAAGCGCTGGTTATCTCATGCACCAAAATGAAGGACGCGGAGGAACTCAAAGAAGCCGCATATGACTTACGCGTGGTGGAGCTTTTTACCGACGCTGACGGGGAGTTAATCACGTCGCTGGTGGTGGTGGATAAGCCGCGCCCTCCCGTTGAACTGGAGCGCATCGAGGAGGCAGGCAACAAGACGGAAAACCATACCGCGCTATGGGGGTGCATCCGTTCACGTACACAGAACGGCGACAAGTGCACGATCCCGCTGTTACGTGATGACATGAAACGGCTTGGGTATGACGTGAAAAATATGCGGCGATGGTTAGCCAAACTGGAAAAAGACGCCGTGATTTACATTGATGGTGATGATGTAGGACCACTGTAAAAAGTGAGTAGCAAAAGTGAGTAATGGTGAGGTTTTTACAAAATATTAACACGATTGCTCACTTTCTCACCTGTATACATGCTCAAAAGTGAGGCGTAAAAAAAACACTTATGAAACATGCGCATACAAAACACAAAAATCTCAAGTGAGACGAAGCGAGACGCTTTAAAAAGTGAGGCGTAAAAGTGAGCATGAGTGAGGAGATAACCAAAATGCGCAGAGACAGAACAGAGCCGAAATATAAAGCGTTAGACATGACAGAGCACGCCTTAAAGGTGGCAATCAGGGTAATAGACCGCCACGCAGGGGAAGGATACGCGAAGGAACATCCCGACCTGATAAGCGCATTCATGACCACAGCAGCGGCAAACTTTGCCACGTTGACAGAACGGGAGATTGCCGAAGCGGAACAGGTAACAACCATCAACGTTAAAACCGGAGAGGTGGAATTATGACGGCACAGATAGCCGCTTACGGGCGGCTGGTGGACGACCCGCAGGTAAAACAGACCAGCAAGGGCACACCGATGACGCTGGCGCGTATGGCGGTATCTTTGCCATGCAGCCAGGCACAGGACGGACAGGCGACGTTATGGTTATCGGTCATCGCATTTGGCAAACAGGCCGACTTCCTGGCTAAACATCAAAAAGGCGATGTTGCCAGCGTATCCGGCACGATGCAGGTAAGCCAGTGGACCGGACAGAACGGAGAAACGCGGCAGGGCTGGCAGGTTATCGCAGACAGCGTAATCAGTGCCCGCGCGGCACGTCCAGGCGGGAACAGACGCAAAACCACAGGCACACAGGGTAATCAGCCACCAGCGGGAGGCGATGACCCTTACGGTGATGATATTTCGTTCTGAGGGGGTGACGATGGTACATGACCGCATAGCGGAGGAACTGGAGGCGAAAGGCTTTTACCGGAGGGCGGCGGCGCGATGGGGTGAAGTCATGCAGCTGGTGGAGACAGACAAGGAACGGCATCACATCACGATGCGACGGCTGGAATGTTCAAGGAAGGCACAGAGGGCACCGGAGCCGCCGGATAATTTCGGAGACCTGAAAAAGGCAGTCGATCGCACTTATGCCGAAATGGGTATAGATGGTGCTGGTGATGAAATATGGCGCAATTACCAAGACAGCTAATCAAACAGCCGGAGAAATCCGGCTTTTTTTGCACCAGTTGAAACGGTATGGCGCATTACCGGGTTTTCGTCACGGTCAGGCATAGTTACTATCTGAAACAAACAGACACAACAGAGGAAAAAAACAATGCCGATGAAATTTGATGAGATATTAAAACAGCGTGATAAATACCATGCTGACAACATGGAGACGATGAGCATCAATGATTACCGCGCATTCCTGGAGACGGGCGCACTGATTGAAAAGGATCAGCATGGTTTTGTGAGATGTGCTCTATCCGGTGAAATGCTGGCGGTAAATCCTGAACAGATAGATGCATTGATAGAATTTCTGAAAGAGATCAGAGACTGAGCCAGCACACAGCACACATAGCCGGAGCAATCCGGCTTTTTTGCGCCCAAAAAAAGCCCGATAAGGTCAGAGGGTTCTTATCGGGCTTTTGCATATGAGGTTTTTGGATGCACTGGCGTTCGTGATCGGGATAATCATTTCATAATTTGCAACATAACTCAATATCATTGCATAAAATGCAATTCTGATTATAATCAGGACTGGATAAACATCCAGTTATAATTTTTTTAGTCGAAGAGGAATTTCTTACTATGGCTGAAGAGAAAAAAGGCGGTGTTTCGGTGTACATAAGCCCCGAAATCGTGGAGGTGCTCAAGCAGCGCCACAAAAAAAACTATGAAGCTGGCGTTGCGGCTGGACTGGATCCGCTGATGACGCCGGAGCCGTCGATAGGTTCACTTGTGCGATCTTATTTACTTGCGGCGCTTGGGATGCACAAAAATTATGGGGGCGAATAATGGCAGTCAAAGCAATAGCACTTAACACACACCAGCTTTTCGCGTACCTGAATCGCGAGGATATTGCGGAATTTAAATTTAGTCCGCTGTTTACCGCGCTGTTTTTCCCGAACGTGGCGACATTCAACACGCAGGACATCATGTTAGATAACCTGGATATTGAAGAAGTCACTATGTCGGCGTTTTGTTCGCCTATGGTTGGCAGCCAGGTTCAGCGCGATAAAGGGTACGAAACCAGCATTATCCGCCCTGGCTACATGAAGCCAAAACACGAAATCGATCCATTAAAAACAATAATGCGCATGGCTGGAGAAGATCCGGCACAGCTTAACGATCCTACCTACCGCCGTATGCGCCTGATTACTGGCAACATGCGCCGCCAGATAAACGCCATTAAGGCACGCGTTGAATGGCTGGCGGTGAATGCGGTAACGACCGGAAAAAACATCATTGAGGGCGAAGGCATAGAACGCTATGAAATCGACTGGAAGATACCGGAAAAAAACATCATAGAGCAGGCCGACGGTAAAAAATGGTCTGAGCAGGATAAAGACATACACGACCCAATATATGACATTGAACTATACGCAGATCAGGCAGGTTGCCCCGCCAACGTCATGATTATGGGCGTTGATGTATGGCGCATGTTACGCAGCTTTAAAAAATTCCGTGAACTGTACGATCTCTCCCGTGGTTCAGAATCCGCCGCAGAGCTGGCATGTAAAAACCTGGGCGAAGTGGTGAGCTTTAAAGGCTATCTTGGTGATCTGGCCCTTATCGTCTATTCCGGCAAATACACTGACAGCGACGGCACAGAAAAATATTTCCTTGAGCCTGATTTGCTGGTCCTGGGCAACACCAACAATAAAGGGCTGGTGGCCTATGGTGCGATTATGGAACAGGAAGCGGTAAGAACGGGCGCAACGCAAAACATGTTTTACCCGAAAAACTGGATTGAAGACGGCGATCCGGCGATTGAGTACGTGCAGACACACAGCGCACCGCAGCCTGTTCCGGCAGATATTCGAAAATTTGTTACCGTCAAAATTGGTTAACGGTGGATTCTATGAACACTCCATACATTGAGTTATTTGCAGGCAGTCAGCAGGTATCAACGACGCTGGTACATTTTGCCGCTGATGCTGGCGTTATTCAGGAATTTACCCCGCTGATGCTGGCGGACAATGGCGAGTTTAAGCCGTGGGATGGTCAGGAATCTGGCAAGGCTGTTTATCTGACCTCGTACCCCGTTGACACGTCGACGCAGAAATCAGCACAGTGCTATAAGACGGGGATATTTAATATCGCCGCCGTTAACTGGCCTGAGAGCGTCGACACCGATGCGAAAAAATGCGCCGCCTTTGCGGGTTCTGGCGTATCCGTTCAGCCGCTGGCGCGATAAGCAGGGGGAACGATGGCAACGAATGAAAGCATCATGACGCTACCGCTGGCGAGTAAATTTAAAGCCGAAGCGCGGGCAATGGCTGACAGAGGGTTATCAACCTACGAGGCCGTATATCAACTCAACAAACTGGAAGAGCAGGACAAGCCGCGCTCTGATGCGATTATGGCGCTTGATGAATCTGGCGACTATCAGCCGCTGTTACGTGCAATGGCAAACGTGCCTTGTATCGATGTTGGTACGGCTAAAAGCATCCTTAGCATGACCATAGAGCAGGAACGCCAGAAGGTTGCACCAGAGCTTACCGCAGCCTTTGAAAACTTTATGGACATGCACAGCCCGCAAGCCGTATCAGCAGGCATGGCATACGATGGCAGAAAGCCGGGCGATGACCGCGACATCGATCGCATACTGAAAACCATCTGAGACAGGCCGGAGAAATCCGGCTTTTTTTACGGGTCCTTTCCGGCATATGGACCCGTTACGGGGCGGCGACCTCGCGGATTTTCGCTATTTATGAGCCTTTTCGGGTTGGCGGTGGTGGTTTTGTTGTTTGCTCTATCTTTATGAATGAAAAGGGAAAGATGCAAACAATACACCAACCTGAAGCAGTAATTAAGTTGGTGTATTAATGAAATCGCACCTGATGAACAAAAAAAACATGGCGAAAAGCTGCCGTGTAAGTGCGACAGCGTTCGACAAGTGGGGAGTGACACCCGTTGAACGTAAAGGCCGTGAGGCGTTTTATGATGTTGCCAGCGTGATAGACAATAGGGTTAACAATGCAATTAGCCAGCTTACAAACGACAAAGGCGAGATTGATGATGATGAACTCTTACGAGTCAGGATCAGATTACTGACAGCACAGGCGGAGGCGCAGGAACTTAAAAACGAGCGCGATCGCGGTAACGTGATTGATACTGAGTTTTGCCTGTACGCGCTTTCAAAGCTGGCGAGTCAGATTTCATCAATCATGGACAGCCTCCCGCTTACTATGCAAAGGAGCTTCCCACAGATTACCCCCGCCATGCTGGATAGGCTTAAAAGGGAAGTGGTTAAAGCCTGTAATGCCAGTGCCAGAGTTGCCGACAACCTCCCACAGATACTGGCTGATTACTTGAAAGAAACAACCGGAAACGTACCGGAAAAGTTGCTACAGAAGAAAGGCGAGTAACAGACGCGCAATTATTGAACAAAAATGAGAAAGGATCTGATAATGGCATTTTCTGGCTAAAATGCCTCGTGTAAGATCCTTTCTTTTTTTAATATTTTCATTGTTAAACATTCTGTTACAGAGAAGAAGAACGGATCTGCTTTTTCCCTAAAAATTTTCATAAATAGCGAAAACGCGCGAGGTCGCCGCCCCGTAACGGGCCATAATTCCAGGAAGGACCCTACGACACCAGACTATCAGAGCGATGTGGGCACAATGACAGAAGCCGAACTACTGGGATTAATCCGCCGCGTCGCCGGAATCAGCCAGCAGGCTGACGAACAGACCGCGCAGCCGGACAGCGTGACCGCCGAAAATTACGCGCGTGTGGTTGCTGAGGTGATGCGCCGTGATGGTATCCAGCTTAATGATGTGGATATGCGCAACATACGGATCCGCGTTCTTGAAATGCTGGCCTACCGTCGCCGCGTGCAGACGTACAGGGAAAAAGCAAAAATTACGTACCACTGGAAGAAGCCGGAGCGGTTACGGCGGTAA